GAGCCGCCGCGCGTGGCCCGTTCCGGGATCGTTCAACGGTAGGACACCGCGCTCTGAACGCGGCGATCGGGGTTCGAAACCCTGTCCCGGATCCATCCCTCCCCTCGGCCACGACAAGTCAGGTGACTGATTGGGTCTGTAAAGCCCGCGCCCTGTCGGGGCAGCAAGGTTCGAGTCCTTGGTGGCCGACCATCCTTTCCGCTCGCGGACATAGCTCAGCGGAAGAGCTTCGGACCTCCAATCCGAGAGTCGTCGGTTCGATCCCGACTGTCCGCTCCACATCGAGACGTTGCATGAACCCCAAAGCCGCGATCGCGGTCTCCCTCTTCCTGTTCAAGAAGGGCGGGCTGCAGACGGTCGCCGACATCAAGACCCTGGCACCGGCCTACGTGGCTTTGTCCACGGGCAAGAGCACGCTCCCCGAGCTCCTGACGCCGCCGGTGATCGACGCCGTCGTGCGGCTCCTCTCCATCCTCGTGCCGGCCTACCAGGACGGCAGCCAGGCCGAGAACATCACGTCCCTGCTCCAGGGCATCTGAGGCCCCATGACCTTCAAGTACGGCAAGAAGCCCGCCCGCCCGGGCGCGATCAAGCTCAAGCTCAGCACCTACCTCAAGGCCTCCTCGCTGCCGACGCCGCCCGCCAACTTCGGCCACGGCGGCCTCGTCAGCAGCTACGGCATGCTCGGCAACGACCGCTACGGCGACTGCGTGTGGGCCGGCGCCGCCCACGAGACCATGCTGTGGGCCAAGGAAGGCGGCACCACGGCCGGCTTCACCACGACCGACGTGCTCGAGGACTACGCGGCCGCGACGGGCTTCAACCCGAACGATCCCTCCACGGACCAGGGCACGGACCTGCTCCAGTCCGCCGAGTACCGCCGCACCGTCGGTGTGCGCGACAACCTCGGCAACCGGCACAAGATCGCCGCCTACCTGCAGATCCAGTCCGACAACCTCCAGGAGCTCGCGGTCGCGGCCTACCTCTTCGGTGCCGTCGGCATCGGCTGGCAGATCCCCAACACGGCCCAGCCCCAGTTCCAGGCCGGCCAGCCCTGGGACGTCGTGGAAGGCGCCTACACCGTGGGTGGCCACTACACGCCGCTCATCGGCCGCCAGAATGGCCTCTTCCGCGTCATCACCTGGGGCAAGATCCAGAACGTGACCACGAACTTCTTCAACTGCTACTCCGACGAGGCGGTCGCCTACGTGTCGGAGGAGATGCTGACGAACGGCGTGAGCCCCGAAGGCTTCGACCTGGCGGCGCTGCAGGCGGACCTGGCTCAGCTCCAGACCCCGTGACCCAGTTCCTGGGGCACGCCGTCGTCGCCAAACGCAACGGACGCCTGTGCATCGCGGTCGAGGAGACCGGCCAGGTGCTCTACACGCCGCCGGACTTCATCCGGCAGACCTTCACCAGCCGCGAGGACCTCAAGGGCCTCGCCGACCACTTCACGGCGCGTCAGAACCGCGACATCATCGCGATCGTCTGGTTCGAGAAGCAGCGCCGTCCGTGACTCCCCGAGGAGGGAGAATGCCCCACAACGGCCTGCCGGTCTCCGGCTATCGCCCGCAGAGCAACGACGCCGTCGAGCTCGTCAACGACAACAAGCAGCTCGAAGAGCGCGTCCTGCGCCAGATCGACGACATGGTCCGCCTCAACGACGAGGCCCGCGGCTCCCGCTACGACCATCGCTTCATCGACATCGCGCGCACCCACATCGAGATGGGCTTCATGGCGCTGAACCGCGCCGTGTTCCAGCCCGCCCGCGTCGACCTCGTGGACGACGGCCGGTGAGCGACGCCTTCGCCGACCGCATCAAGGTGGTCGCCGACCAGATCAGATCCATGCGCATCAACGCCCACTGCATCGGCGACGCCATCGAGGCGAAGATCGATGCCGAGCGGGCGCTGCGGCGCATCGAGCGCGACATGCGCTCGCCGGAGCGGGGTAGAGCAGTCCGGTAGCTCGTCTGGCTCATAACCAGAAGGTCGTGGGATCGAAGCCCACCCCCGCCACCAACTTGACTTCCGCTTGCACAAATGCAAATTTGCATGAACAAACGGAACGTGAACATGCAAGCGCTCGAACTGCCTCAAACGATCATGATCGGGCTCACCCGATATGCAGTGAACCCGGAGGGGAGGCGCCCTCCGTCGGACTGCTGGGGTGAGCACCACTTCGGCAGGGCCGAGATCCTGATCGACATGGACCAGCGGCCCATGATGGTCGCCAGGACCTACTTGCACGAGATCTTTCACGCCCTCTACGACGCCGCCGACCTCGAGGGTCGGCAGGACGAAGAGACCGTGGTGCGCGGCCTCACCACGGCCTTCGTCGCCATGATGCGCGACAACCCCAACGTGCTCGACCCGATCCACGAGGCGATCGGCATCGGGCGCCGTGAACAGCTCATCGAGCGGTCGATGGGCCGCGGAACCTTCTGACGGACGCGGCAGCCATGGCCCTCACCAACACCAAGCGGTCCGCCGACCGCCGCGCGGCCCTCGACGCCGCCATCGCCACCATCGAGCGGGCCCACGGGGCCGGCTCGGCCATGCGCCTCGGCGCCTCGCCCGACATCGGCAAGATGGACATCATCTCGACCGGTTCGCTCGGCCTCGACATCGCCGTCGGCATCGGCGGCCTGCCGCGTGGCCGCATCGTCGAGATCTACGGGCCCGAGTCGTCCGGCAAGACCACGCTGACGCTGCACGTCATCGCCGAAGCCCAGAAGCTCGGCGGCGCCTGCGCCTTCGTGGACGCCGAACACGCCCTCGACCCGATCTACGCCAAGGCGCTCGGCTGCAACGTCGACGACCTCGTCGTGTCCCAGCCCGACAACGGCGAGCAGGCGCTCGAGATCGTCGACACCTTCGTGCGCTCGAATGCCTTCGACGTCATCGTGATCGACTCGGTCGCGGCGCTCGTGCCGAAGGCCGAGCTCGAAGGCGAGATGGGCGACAACAAGCCCGGCGCCCAGGCGCGCCTCATGAGCCAGGCCCTGCGCAAGCTGACCGGCTCGATCTCGAAGACCAACACGCTGGTGATCTTCATCAACCAGCTGCGCCACAAGATCGGCGTCGTCTACGGCAGCCCCGAGGTCACCACGGGTGGCAATGGGCTCAAGTTCTACGCCTCCATGCGCTTCGACGTCCGCAAGGTGTCGGCGCTGAAGGACAAGGACGACGCCGTCGGCAACCAGACCCGGGTCAAGGTGGTCAAGAACAAGCTCGCCCCGCCGTTCAAGCAGGTCGAGTTCGACATCATGTTCGGCGAGGGCATCTCCAAGATGGGAGAGCTCATCGACCTCGGGGTCAAGGCCGGCGTGGTGAAGAAGGGCGGCGCGTGGTTCGCCTTCGGCGAGCAGAGGCTCGGCCAGGGCCGCGACAACGCCAAGAAGTTCCTGGGGGAACACCCAGACATCGCGCGGAAGATCGAGGACGTCATCCGCGCCAACTCTGGCCTGCTCGGGGCCAACATGCTCGCTGATCCGGAGACGGGCGAGCTCAGCGAGTGAACGTCTCCCAAGAGACCAACAACGCCTGTGACACGCTTCTGCATCGCGCTCGCGGTGTGGCTCCTGACGGCTGAGGCGCCGCGGAGCCGCCGCGCGCGCCCCACCTTCACTCCAACGATCGAGCTTCGTCCATGAAGGACATCGCCCTCGCCGTCGGCGCCCTGGGCGCCTTCTTGCTCTACATGGCGGCCTGCATCGCCACCCTGTCCTGCACGATCCTCGGCTACGTGGTCACCGTGCAGGCTGCGAACTGGCTGCTGCTGATCGCGGAAGCGATCATGGCACCCCTCGCGACCGTCCACGGTCTCGGCCACATCGTCGGCTTCTGGCCATGACCACGCTCGACCCCGCCAAGCGGGCCATCCTGCGCGACATCGTCCTCCTCACCACGGCCGGCTTCGATGCCGGCGTGACGCTGAAGGAAGTCTACGAGGAAGACGGCCCCGAGGTGCTCGCCTTCATGGCGGCCGTCCTGCGGGGCGAGGACGAGGGGGACGAGCTCAAGGAGCGCCCCGAGGGCCAACCGCTCGCCCTCGAGGCCATGACCAACGACATGATCTTCGCGCTCGCCCAGCAGGGTCCCGACAATCCCGAGAGCCTCACGCTGAACGGCATCCGCCTGATCTCCCAGTACATCGTCGCCAACATCCTCGCGGACTGACGACGTCCCGCCATTCGGCGGCCCGCGGCCCAGCAATGGCGACCGCTCTGTCGGGATAGCCAGTAGGCCCGACGCCCCAGGCGATCCGACTTCTGGATTGGGATCGCCCCGCCGAACCCCAGCACACCTTCAAGCACCCACCCACCATCAAGGACCACACCATGTCGCTCATCAACATCGCCACCGACGCCGGCAAGAACCTCGCCGCCCAGATCATCGCCGAGCTGACCGCCGCGGCCGAGCAGGCCATCCCGGTCATCCTCGAGCAGGCCATCTCCTCGGCCCTCGCCAAGTTCATGGGCGGCGGCGCCGCTGCCGCTCCCGCCGCTGCCGTGGCCGCCCCGGTCGCCCATGTGGCCGCGCCGGCCGTCGTGACGCACGCGAGCTGAACCACATACCCCGGGGTGACCTCTGAAGGTCACCCCACACCCTTCCCGTGATCGCACCCGGGCTGCTCCCGCAGGTGCCGGAGGTCTGGTCCATGGGCAAAAAGAGCAGGGCCGAGGCCATCGCCTCGATGAACGATCGCCACTCGCGCAACGCGCGTCTCAACGGCGGCACCACCCTGAACAGCAAGTGGGCGCATGAGCACGAGCGCAAGCCCCTCCTGCCGCAGAACGAGAACCAGAACGCCTACCTGATCGCCCTCCGGCATTCGACCCAGACGGTGGTGACCGGCCCCGCCGGCACGGGCAAGACCTACATGGCCGCCACCCACGCCGCCGACGAGATGCTCGCCGGCCGGGTGAAGCGCATCGTGCTGATCCGCCCCAACGTGTCGTCCGGCCAGAAGCTCGGCTTCGACCCCGGCACCGAGGAGGAGAAGCTCGAGAAGTGGCTGCGGCCGCTCCTCGACGACCTCAGCCAGCGCCTGAGCGCGCCGGTGTTCGAGACGGCCCGCCGCAACGGCAAGATCCAGCTCTACTCGGTCGAGAAGATGCGCGGCGCCACCTTCGACGACGCCTTCATCATCGTCGACGAGGCCCAGAACCTCACGGTCCACGAGATCAAGATGGTGCTGACGCGCATCGGCAAGGGCTCGCGCATCGTCATCAACGGCGACATCGACCAGAGCGACCTCAAGGTCGAGTCCGGCCTCTACGCCGCCCTCAAGCTCATCGATCGCTTCGAAATGGACGTGTCCCAGATCCGCTTCAGCATCGACGACGTCGTCCGCTCCGGCCCCTGCGCCGAGTGGGTCAAGGCCTTCTACCATGCCGGACTTTGACGAGGACGACGACCGCGGCTTCATGAAGGTCGCGAGCGCGGGCTTCTGGCTGGGGCTGCAGGCCGACGTGCATCGGCGCGTCGTGTTCATGCCCCAGCACGAGAACGGCCGCCGCGTGCTGCCCGCGCTCATCGAGATGCCCATCCTGCGCTACCTCGACACCGAGGGCGAGGACATCGTCGAGGACCTCAACATGGACGAGGCCGCCTACGCGGTCTGCGTCACCAACAGCGACGACCGCGAGCATGAGGTCGTCGTCGACCTCTCGTTCAAGGGAGTGACGGTCCATTGACCGGCAAGACGAACACGCCCGCCTCGACCGCCCCCACGCGGCCGGCGGCGCGCCCCCAGATCCCCGTCGACATCGGCTCCCCGGCCAACTGCCAGCTGCCGGTCGAGACGCCCGACGCCTTCAACTACCGCATCGTGCAGCGCAACAACCGCGCACGGCGCATCGCCAACGGCGGACTGTGACCCCATGAGCCAGAACTCTGCGGGTGAGCCCCGCAGACGCGGTCGCCCACCCAAGCCCAAGAGCGACGAACCCAAGCGCCCCCGCGGCCGCCCGCCGAAGCCCAAGGTCGACGAGGACAAGGACCTCGACCAGGAGTTCTTCGACGGCATCAAGGTTATGCGGACCGGCCGGGCCTCGCTCGAATACGACCAGGAGACCCTGGAAGCCATCTTCCACTGCGCGCGCCGCGCCTGCTCGCAGGCCGAATGCGCGTCGATCCTCGGCGTATCCCCGTCCGCCCTGACGCACTTCTTCCAGACCTATCCGGACGCACGGGACGTGTGGGACCGGGGTCTCGACGTGAGCCGCGTCAAGCTGCGTTCGATCCAGCTCAAGATCGCCGAGAAGAACCCGATCATGGGCATCTGGCTCGGCAAGCAGCTGCTCGGCCAGAAGGACACCGTCCACCAGGACATCACCATCAACAAGCCCGCCAACGAGCTCACCGAGGAACAGCTCCTCGAGATCGCCAAGAAGGCCGGCTGATCCACACCACCAAGCGCCCGGCCGGGATGGCCGGAGCGCGCTGATCTCGCCCGACCGGGATGGTCCTGGGCCCAAGGATCCATGTCAAACGAACCCATCGTCGTCACGCCGCAGGACGCGGCGCTGGAGCTGCTTGCCCGCAAGCGCGCCAGGGAAAACCTGATCGACTTCTCGATCTACACCAAGCCCGGCTACGTCGCCGACCGCTTCCACCGCATCGTCGCCCGCGAGCTCGAGATGATCGAGTCGGGCGAGAACGATCGCCTCATGATCTTCGCTCCACCCCAGCACGGGAAGTCGGAGCTGTCCACCCGCCGGTTCCCGGCCTATGCGCTCGCGCGCAATCCCCAGCTGAAGATCATCTCGGCCTCCTACAACGCGGACTTCGCCAAGGGCTTCGGCCGCGACGTGCGCGACATCGTCGAAGGCAAGGAATTCTCCCGCCTGTTCCCCCAGACCGCCATCCGGTCCGACAACCGGTCGGCGGACGAGTGGTCGATCGAGAACGGCGGCACCTACTTCGCGGTCGGCGTCGGCTCGGCCACCACGGGCCGCGGCGCGAACCTGTTCCTGATCGACGATCCGATCAAGGACCGCAAGGAAGCCGACTCGGCCGTGACCCGCCAGACCCACTGGGACTGGTACACGGACGTCGTGTTCACCCGACTTCAGGAGAAGTCGGCCATCATCCTGACGCTGACGCGCTGGCACCACGACGACCTCGCCGGTCGCCTGCTGCGCCTCCAGGAGGAGGGCAGGGGCCGCCCCTGGCGTGTCCTGCGCCTGCCGGCGCTGCCCGAAGCCATGCGCGGCTCGGACGGCGAATACATCGTCGACAGCGAAGGCCGCGTGCCCGGCGATCCCCTGAACAGGGTCCCCGAAGAGCCGCTCGCGCCCAACCGCTTCTCCTACGGCACCCTGCTCGAGAAGCAGGACGTCATGGGCGAGCGCTCCTGGTCCGCCATGTACCAGCAGCGCCCGATCGCCCTCGACGGCGGCATGTTCCGCGGCTCCTGGTTCAAGGAAGCGACCGAGCTCCCGCCCAAGCGCTCCAAGGTGCGGGCCTGGGATCTCGCGGCCTCCTCCAAGGGCGACTACACGGTCGGCACCCTGATGAGCCGCTGCTCCAAGGGCGTCTTCTACATCGAGGACGTGATCCGCTTCCGCGGCACCGCCTTCGAGGTCGAGGACAAGATCCTGAAGACGGCCAAGAACGACGGCCGCGGCGTCAAGATCATCATCCCCGAGGACCCCGGCCAGGCCGGCAAGGCCCAGGCGATGAACTTCTCGCGCAAGCTCGCCGGCTACAACGTCAAGGTGCAGCGCCCGTCCGGCTCCAAGGAAACCCGGGCCACGGCCTTCGCCGCTCAGGTGGAGAACGGCAACGTCATGTTGTCCCCGATCCATCCCTGGAAGGACGCCTTCATCCAGGAGCTCGAAACCTTTCCGCTCGGATCCAACGACGACCAGGTCGACGCCACGGCCGATGCCTTCAACGCCCTCATCGGGCCGCGCCGCGCTGCGGTGATGGACTGGTGAGCCAACAGGCTGCCCCATGCTGAACGCCACCCCGTTCGTCAACACGGCGACGCTCGCCGGCACGTCCGGCGCCGCCTCCGACACCGTCGCGGTCAACCCCGCCCAGCGCTCCGGCGCCTCCGCCAACCAGCTGGCCCGCATCCAGATCCTGCGCGCCTGCTACGGCGGCACCGAGACCATGCGCCAGATGGGCGAGGTCTTCCTGCCGCGCTTCCGGCGCGAGTCGAAGGCCCGCTGGGAAGACCGGCTGAACCAGACCGCCTGCACCAACAAGCTGCGCGAGGCCGTCGACTCGGCCTCGGCGAAGCCGTTCCGCAACCTCGTCCAGCTGCGCAACGCGACGCCCGAGCTCGACAAGTGGCAGTGGAACGCCGACGGCTGCGGCCATCACCTTCACATCGTCGGCCACAGCTTCTTCAACGAGGCGGTGCTGACCTCGTTCGGCCACCTCCTCGTCGACCACCCGTCGACGACGAACCTAAAGAGCCTCGCCGACGAGCTCCGGCTGAACCCGCAGCCCTTCCTGCGCCAGATCCGGCACGAGGACCTGCTCGCGGCCTACTACGACACGATCGGGGGCGAATACGCCTGCGTCCACGCCCGCTTCTCGTCCTCGCGCATCAAGTTCAACCGCGACACCTTCACCGAGCAGGTGGTCGACCAGGTCTACGTGGTCGAGCCCTACATCGTCCAGGTGTGGGAGCGCGTCCGCCCCATCTCGGCCGTCGTGCCCCAGACGGTGGGGGAGGGCGGCACGATCCTGACCCAGAACCCGGTCGGCCAGCGCTACGGCGTGCTGACCTCGGGCGCCTATGGCGGCGAAACCTGGGAGCTCGTGTCCGAAACCCGCCACGACCTCGACCGCGTGCCGCTCGCCTCCATGGTGGCCGGCGACCTCGAGGCGACGCTTCAGGCCCGCCCGGTCTTCCAGGACCTCGCCTACAAGCAGATCGAGCATTGGCGCTCGACGAGCGAGCAGCGCAACATCCTGTCCTCGGCGCGCTTCCCGATGCTGGCCTCGTCCGGCGTCGAGATCGACGAGAACGGCCCCGACGGCAAGGGCTTCGAGATCGGCCCCTGGGTCGTACTGACCTCGCCGGACCCGCAGGGCCGCTGGTACTTCGTCGAGCCCAAGGGCAACGCCATCGACGCGGGCGCCAAGGACATCGCCTCCATCGAATACCAGATGGACATGATGGCCCTGAACCCGGTCCAGGCGACCAACCGCCAGTACGTGCCGCAGAACGAGCGCTCGCTCGCCGAGACGCGCGTCAACTCGGTGGTCCACGACCTCGCCATCGGCTGCCAGGACGCGCTCCAGAAGGCCATCGGCTTCATGGGCCTGTGGACCCGCTCCGACTATTCCAAGGTCGGGGTCGAGATGAACTTCAACTTCTCGGGCACCGACGAGCTCCAGGGCAAGATCGATGCGACGCTGAAAGCCGTCCAGGCCGGCGTGCTGTCGCGCCAGGCGGCCCTGGCCGAGCTGATCCGGCTGAACCTCCTCACGGAGGACTTCGACATCGACGCCGAGGTGAAGCGCCCGTCGGCCCAGGCCGAGATGACGGTGCAGACCACCATCTCGAAGGACGGCACCGGCTCCGGCGCGTCGGACGACGGCACCACCAAGCCCGCCAAGTCCGAACGAGACTTCCCGAAGGGCCAGACCCGACCCAACGCCCAGCATTGACTTTTTCGCGCATTTGCACGAATGCAAGCGTGACAGGGAGAGGGTACACGATGTTGTGCAAGGACGGCCTGGGACGGGAATGCGAAGCCTGGCAGATCCCGCCGAGCGGGGAAAGGGCCCGGGAAGAGGTCCCGGGCTGGCTGGTCAGGGGAATCACGGATCGCACGATCAGGTTCAACCTGCTCGGCGGCCTCAGCCTCCACGACGGCGACGGGGCGTTGACCTCGTCGAGCCTGCCCGGCGACTACCTCGTCAGGGACTGCGAGGACGACGGCCTGACCTTCTGGGACACGGAAGCCTTCAGGAACGTCCACACCCACCACTGATCGACCCCTCGGGGCCGATCCACACGAGACCATGAGGCCTCGCCGGGCAACCGGCGGGGCCTTTTGCGTTGCGCTCGCCCGGGATGCCTCACCCTGGGCTTGAGCGCGAACTCGACGGTCCAAGCCCCTCAGGCGGCGAGGATATTTTTAAGAGCGCGCCTGGCGCGACGCCGTCGATTGCCGATCACCGCCGCCGGGCAGGAAGCCCGGGCGGCCTCCAACACGGGAGCGGGATGCTCCCACAACCAAAACCGGGATGGTTTTTCAGTAATGCTCAAATCAGTTGTAACCGACATCGCCACGGTGCCGGAAGATCGTCGCTCGTTCTACGTCGAGAAGGACGGCAAGTTCGTCCTCCAGGTGGAGGCCGCCGACGGCTTCGCCCTCGAGAACGTGACGGGCCTCAAGACGGCCCTCGAGTCTGAGCGCGCCAACCTCCGCGCCGAGAAGGACAAGTTCCGTCCCTTCGAGGGTCTGGACGCCGCCGCCGCTCGCGCCGCCATCGAGCGCGTCGCGGCCTTCGGCGATGTCGACCCTCAGGTCGCCAAGGACGCCGTCAAGACCGCCGCCCGCCTCGCCCAGTTCGACCCCGAGAAGGAGGCCGACCGCCTGGCGAAGGAGCGCTTCGAGAACTCGAAGGCGCAGCTCCTGACCGCCTTCGAGGGCGAGAAGACCAAGCTCGCGGGCGACCTCACGGAGACCAAGGGCAAGCTCGAGCGCACGACCAAGCAGCTGAATGAGCTCCTGAAGAACCACACCATCGCGACCGAGCTCACCAAGCTCGAGCCCATCGAGGAAGCACGGGACGTGCTCGAGATGATGGCCGGGAACTTCGTCAGGCTCGTCGAGACGGACACCGGCATGAAGGCCGTGGTCGTCGACGGCGCCGGCAATCCCAGGACCAAGACCGGCGACGCCTCGTCGGGCTTCGCCTCGATCCCCGTCTCGGTGGCCGAGATGCTCGCCGAGATGAAGGAGTCCAAGAAGGCGCTGTTCAAGCCCTCCAAGGACGTGTCGGGCCTCGGCACCAATCCGCAGGGCGGCCGGCAGGCCGTCGGCGGCGAGGCCAACCCCTACCGCGCAGCCACCCGCAACCTGACCCAGCAGGCCCTTCTCGAGAAGAAGGACCCCGCCAAGGCCGCCCGCTTGAAGGCGGAAGCCGCGGGCGCGTGACCCTAACCTTGCTCGAATGCAAATTGCACGAGCGTCCAGGAACGAAACCAGTTAGATGACGCAGACCATCACCCTCACCCAGCTCCAGGAAATGATCGTTCCGGATGTGTGGGCCAAGTACATCATCCAGGAGTCGACGGTTAACACCGACTTCTGGCAGTCCGGCATCCTGAGCGACCTCACCCCCGTCGTGGGTGGCCTGCTCGGCGAGGGCGGCACGACCGTCAACCTGCCGTTCTTCAACGACATCGACGGCGATGACGAGATCATCGACGACACCCAGAACATGTCGGTCGGCAACATCACGACCGGTCAGGACCTGGCCACCGTGATCATGCGCGCCAAGGCCTGGGGCGTGACCGACCTCGCGGGCGAGCTCTCCGGTGAGGATCCGCTGGCCGCGATCTCCTCGCTGATCGGCAAGTATTGGGCGCGCCGCATGCAGGTGATCCTGCTGGCGATCTGCCAGGGCGCCATGGGCTCCCTCGCCGCCGAGGCCGCCACGGCCTCGAACCACTTCATCGCCTCGCCGAACAACCTCGACATCTCGGCGGCCACCGGCAATGCCGGCGTGTTCGACGCCTTCTCGTTCATGGACGCGAAGTACAAGCTCGGCGACAAGTCCTCGCAGCTCAGCGCCCTGGCGGTCCACTCGGACACCAAGAAGCTGATGGAGAAGCAGGACCTCATCGACTACATCCAGCCCTCGACGGGCGGCAACCCGGTGGCGACCTACCAGGGCAAGCTGATCATCGAGACCGACCAAATGCCGGTCGTGAACGGCGTCTACACGACCTACCTGTTCGGCCCCGGAGCCGTCGGCTACGCCGAGGGCAGCGTCGAGTACCCGGTCGAAGCCTACCGGCAGATGCTCGAGAACTTCGGCCGGACGCTGATCGGCAACCGCCGCAAGTTCGCCCTGCACATCCGCGGCGTCAAGTGGATCGGCAACCCGGCCCAGCCGACGGTGTCGAACACCGAGCTCGCCAATCCGGCGAACTGGCAGCGCGTGTACGACCCGAAGAACGTCCGGCTCGTCCGCTTCACGCACCGCAACGCCTGATCCTCGCGATCGCGAGCCCCGCACCGCGCGGGGCTCGCCCTTCCCGACGCGCCTGAAGAGATCCCATGACCAACTACTTCTCGACCCTCCTGCGCATCGGCCAGAACGGCACGAAGCACATCAACGCCGCCCTCGACGCCCTGCGCTCGATCCCCGGCCCCTTCACCATCGCCCAGCTGCCGGCCGCGAGCGCCGCGCCCCGCACCGTGGTCTTCGTCACCAACGGTGATGCCGGCAAGCCCTGCCTCGCCGTGTCCGACGGCACCAACTGGCTGCGCGCTTCCCTCGGCGCCGCGGTGAGCGCCACCGCGTGAACATCCAGGGCACCTCCCTCGGCGTGAAGGGCTGGAGCAAGCGGGTCGCCAACATGCAGGCCCGCCAGGACAACGCGACCCGCATCCATGCGATCGACGCTGTCCGCCAGCGCCACTACGCCGCCCAGGCGGCCGGCTTCAAGAATGCCGAAGAGCACGAAGCCCACCTGGCCAGCCTCGCCGCCGCGGAAGCGGCCGCTGAGGCCCCTGCGGAGACCGCTGAGGCCGTTTCTGACGAACCTGCTGCGGAGACCGCTCCCGAAACGGAAGCGCCCGTCTCCGAGCCCGTGAAGAAGGGCCGCGGCCGCAAGGCCGCCGAAGGCTGATCCCCATGGCCGACTACTGCACGGCCGACGACATCGTCGACGCCTACGGGCAGGATCAGCTCGACAAGGTGTCGCGCCCGATCGGCTCCAAGGTGTCGGACCCCGCCGTCGTCCAGCGCGGCATCACCTCGGCCAGCTCCATCATCGACGCCTACATCGGCAATCGCTACACGCTGCCGGTCGCCGTGGTGGCGCCCATCCTCACGGAATGCGCGATCGACATCGCGATCTACAAGATGGCGCTCGGCACCACGGTCCGCACGCCCGAGATGCGCCTGCGCTACGACGATGCCCTGGCGCTCCTCACGAAGATCGCGGCCGGCACCGTCTCGATCGGCCTGTCCTCGGGCGACCTCGCCACCAACGGCGACACCGATACCGTGAAGCAGGGCATGGGCAAGTCGATCCGCACCTACCGGATCTGACCCGATGGCGGCCGACGGTTCGATCGCCATCCGGCTCAGGCCCGGAACCGCCAAGGTCGTCGACGAGGCGCTCCGAACGCTCCTCGCCCGCGTCACCGACATGAAGCCGCTGAACCAGCAGCTCGCCCGCTACATGGTGGCCGACACCCGGCGCCGCTTCTCGACCAAACTCGCTCCCGACGGCACGCCCTGGGCGCCGCTGAAGGAGTCGACCGAGGCTCTGCGCGCCCGGGCCGACATGGTCTACCGGCTGAACGACCGCCTGTCGGCCGTGTCCGACCGGCACCTTCGGATGCGCTACAACCCCGGCGACACGCTGGTGGCCTCCGGCGCCCTGAAGAAGAGCATCTCGGTCGGCTACATCGGCGCCCGGGAGTTCGAGGTCCGCGCCACCGCGCCCTATGCCGCCGCCCAGCAGCTCGGCATCTCCCACGTCTCCGGCTACCCGGGCTTCACCGGCAAAGCCGTTCCGGCCCGTCCGTTCCTCGGCTTCTCCGAAGCCAACAAGAAGACGATCGGCCGGAAGATCCGCGAATACATCGAAAAGGGGACTCTATGATCTCTGACATCGTGCAATACCGCACGGACGTCATCGAGGCCATCAAAGTCGCAGCCCCTGATCTCGTCGAAGTGAACTGGTACGACGCCATGTTCGACGACGCCGATCTGCAGCAATGGTCGGCCTCGGTGCCCTGCGCCTTCGTCGCGGTGCGCGACGTCAAGGGCTCTGCGCACGCGACCGGCGAGGTCAACCTCGACCTCGACATCTGCGTCGTGGTGGTCACGGCCGACGCCAACAACCGCGAGCCCGACGCCGAGGCGTGGGGCTTCATCGAGACGATCTTCCTGCTCGCCAACAACAACAAGTTCGGCAACCCCAACGCCGCCGTCCCGACCGGACTCAGCATGGCGCGCCTGCGCCTGCCGGAGCTCCGCCAGGAGGGTGCCGCGATGAGCGTCGTCGAGTGGCACGCCGGTCTCACCATCGGCACGAACCAGGTCGTCCAGGACTACTTCTACCGCAACCCCTCGACCGGCGAGCTGATCCTCGATCCGCCGACCGACGTCCAGCCCGGCCCCACCACCATCGTCACCCCGCCCGCGGGCATCGACGACGTGGCGGTGACCAACGACTTCCTATCCAGCCTGATCGCGAACAACCCATGAGCCTCGGCGACCGCCTCGCGTCCTTCGAGCGCCGCCTCGACGACATGGCGGACGCCCACGACAACACCCACCGCATCGGCTTCGTGTCGGACGTCAAATACGACACGGACCAGAAGCGCTGGTACGTGAAGTTTCAGGCGTCCGAGGACAACCAGAACCCCCAGTCGACCTCGAACCCCGGCGCCGACCCGAACTTCCAGAGCAAGTGGGTGCCGTGGCAGACCTTCGCCCACGGCACGATCTCGTTCTCGTTCCCGCCCCGCAAGGGCATGAGCATCGCGCTGAAGACGCCGAACGGGCGTCCCGAGATGGCCTGGGCCGAGCCGTTCCACAACAACCCGGCAAACCCCGCGACGTCCGACAAGCCGGACGTCATGGCCTGGCAGGTCAACGACCCGAAGGACTCGAGCTCCTCGAGCGCGGGGCAGGGCGGTATCGGCTCCGACACCGCGGCGTCCAAGCACGTCCGCCAGGAGGTGTCGTCCAACGATCGGACGCTCACCACCCCGGGCGTCACGCAGACGACCGATCAGGCCACCGTCAACGAGGCCGCCAAGGACACCATGACCCGCTCGACCGGGTCCCCGTCCCTCGACGACCAGAACAGCTTCAAGGACGGCAACGCGCCCCACGAGCTCAACGCGCAGCTCCAGGGCCTCCGGGCCGAGGTCACGCAGCACACGCACCACATCGCGGCGCTGCACGACCAGATGTCGTCGATCATCGACCTCGCGATGCCCAAGGTGCCGCAGCTCGCGGCCCTGCTGCCGTTCCTCGACCACCAGCCCCAGGGCCTGCAGATGGCCGCCGACGGCGTGCTCGGCAAGCTCGAGCAGTACGTGTCCTTCTCGCTCCAGCAGGCGGTGGCCAAGCTCACCAACAGCTTCATGGGCTCGGTCATGTCGATCGCGGGCGGCAACATCACCGCGCAGATCGGCCAGGCCCTGTCGCAGATCACTGGCCTCGCCGGGGCGAGCGACGCCGCTGTCTCGACGAGCCAGGCTCTCCAGGACGCCCAAACCACAGCGGCATCCCTCGTGGTGCCGCCCGCGACCGCCCCCGCCTCGGGCTCCGGCGGCGCGACGACGACCCCCACGGTCGACCTGTCGCCGCTGCTCACCGACCTCCAGCCCATCGCACTCGCCTTCGCCGGCACCGCGGCCGCAGGGGACGTGACCGACATCGTGAACGGCATCGCCGCGCTGTCCCCGGCGTCGGCCGCCGCCTTGGTCACCGTCAACGCCCTGATGGAACAGCTCGCCGCCATCTACGCGGCCAACGCCGGTCCCGGGGACCTGTCCGCCGCCATCGCCACCGCCATGGCCGATGCCGCGGCACTCTCCGCCGACGCCTTCGCGCTCGACCCCGTGGCCATCGCCGCGGCGCTCGCCCCTGTCGCGCCCGCCTTCTCGGGGGCTGCCGCGAGTGGTCAGACTCAGGGGTTGCTCGGGCAGGTGGCCGGCATCGCGACGCTCGCCTCAGGCTTCCTGTCCGGCCTCGGCGGCATGACGGACGCCCAGTCCGACATCACCAAGGGGATGATCAAGTCCTACCGCCTCGGCGGCTACGGCTCGTCGTCCTGACCTCCTCACCCCACAAGGATTCCACCATGCTTCGTCCCAACCTGCGCCGCGGTGGCCGCAACGGTCCGCCCGCCGCCAAGGCTGTCGCCCCCACCCAGGCCTACAAGGTCCTCCAGAGCTTCTCCTTCAACAACGCCGTGCAGGACGTGGATGCCGTCATCCAGATGACCGACGCTCAGGCGAAGTACCATGTGCTCGCCAAGCGCGTCGCGCTCGTCGTGGCTGCGACCCCGAAGGCCGTCGCTCCCGTCGTGACCCCGGTCGTCGTCGACGCCCCCAAGACCGCCGGCTGAGCCTGACCCATGGCGTCGACCGCCCTCATCGTCGACGTCGATCGGGTCACGGGCGAATACATCTCGGGCTGGCCCCGCTGCGCACAGTCGATCAAGACCATTCTCACCACCCGCCTGAACGTCCGCGTCATGCGCGAGTGGTGGGGATCGGACTTCTTGGACACCATGGACAAGCCCATGGTCGCTCAGGTCTTCGCCTTCTCGATCATCTCGGCTCTCAAGTACATCAATGAATACGAGCCCGAGTTTGACGTCGCAACCGTGTCGATGACGCCGAGCTACGACGGGTCCTGCGCCTGCGTCGTGGACGGAACTTACATCCCAGATCAGACGAAGCAATCCGTCTCCCTGACGTTCTACTCGAGGAGTTGAGCTCAAGGGATCGATGGAGCTCGTCCCCAGAGCTCCGACGGGACCATGCCCTTTTACGACACGCCCGCGTTCTACATCGACTTCTCCGAGCTCCCGCCGCCCGCCGTCATCGAGACGATCGCCTACGAGGACCTGCTCGCCGCCTACAAGGCCCGCGTGCTGGTCGCCAATCCGAAGCTCGCCGCGGCCCTGAAGCTCGAGCAGTCCGCCACCAACATCATCCTGCAGACCGAGGCCTACGGCGAGATGCTGGTGCGGGCCCGCATCAACGCCGCCGCGCGCGCCGTCATGCTGGCCTTCGCCACCGGTACGGACCTCGACAACCTCGCTGCCCTCTACAACGTCGTGCGGCTGGTCAACGCCGACGGCACGAGCGAGCTCGATCCCCGGTTCCGTCTCCGCGTCCAGGAGGCGGCCGAAGCCTTCTCCGTCGCCGGGCCCGCCGGCGCCTACCGCTTCCACGCCCGCACCGCCGACCCGTCGATCTTCGATGTGGTCGCGACCAAGGTGAACAACATGGGCGGCGTCCAGGTCACGATCATGAACACGATCGCGACCCCGGCGCCGACGTCGAGCCAGATCACCAACGTCCTGACCTACCTCAGCGACGACTCGCGCCGCCCGCTGACCGACGACGTGCGCGTCACCGGCCCGGTCGTGACGCAGACGGAGATCGATGCCGAGGTCACCCTCTACCCCGGTCCCGACGCCACGGTCGTGCTGAACCAGATCGGCAAGGCGCTCGATGCGCTCCGGCTCCGCGTCGCGCGCATCGGCTACGGGCTCGAGCGCTCGGCCATCATCACGGCGATCAACCAGGAGGGCGTGCAGAACGTCAACCTGATCTCGCCCCCGGCCGACATCAACCCGGGCACCACGGGCGTCGTCACCATCACGAGCGCGACCGTGACGCCGCTGAAGCTGCGGACGTTCTGACGTGGCCCGCCCCCTCGACCATATCCTCCCCAACAACGGGACCGACTACGAGCGCGCGCTGGCGAGCCAGGTCGAACAGATCCTCGAGCTCGACACCGACGAGATCCGGCGGCTGTGGGATCCTTGGACCTGCGACTTCGCCCTGCTGCCCTACCTCGCCTGGGCGCTGTCGGTCGACCTCTGGGAGCCCTCCTGGCCCGAAGCCAAGAAGCGCGCCGTCGTCGCCGGCTCGTTCGGCATGCACAAGCTCAAGGGCACCAAGGCGGGCATCGCGGCCTACCTCGGGCTCGTCGGCGCCACGCTGGTCAAGACCGTCGTGCCCCCGGCCCGCACCTACGCCACCGGCGGCTTTGCCGACGGCGCGTCCCGCCTTTCCTGGCTCGACGGCCTGCCGCAGATCCGCATCTACCCCTTCGTCACCGGCCGCACTGCGCCGGTGGCCCGCGCCTTCTACACCCGGCCCGGCATCTTCGGGGCGCGCTCGTTCTATGACGCACCCGCGCTCAGCCACCTGAGCTTCATGCAGAGGTCGCAGGGCTTCGACCTCATGGGGCGCCAGGCCTTTTACGTCGACAAGGGCATCGAGGTGCCGGCGACCTACGAGGTGCTGCCCACCGTCGACGGCGCGGCGCCCGAGCGCATCACCATCCAGTCGACCCCCGAGAACGTCAGCCACTACGGCTCGACCTTCTTCGGCAGGGGCTTCATGCAGCCGACGAACGCCGAGGCCGGCGTCATCGCGGTCAACATCAAGTCGGACGCGACCGGGGTGCAGCAGTTCTCGGTCGCCCCGGGATCCACCGTCACCGACGTCGCGCCGCTGCGCGTCAACCAGACCCGCATCGCCCCGAAGGGTGTCGGGTTCCTGGGCGCGGCGGGCCGGCAGCGCTTCATGTCGACGAGCTACGGGCCGAAGCTGGTCTACGACCAGATCTCGATCCTCGATCCGACCCGTCCGCTGCTCGACCTCAGGAAGAAGACCAAGTTCTTCTACGGCAAGTGCAGGTTCGGCATCGACCCCTTCACTGCTGAGCTTTCGATCGAGGTCCCGATGACGCGGCCCCGCTCGCGCTACGGCACCTTCTACACGGGCTTCATGCAGAAGGCCGACATGCAGCCCGTCAAGGACGTGCTGACCGCCATCGGCGTTTCGAAGTCGCTGCGCGACACGATCCTCGTCGACACCCTCATCTATAGACCTATTCAGCTGTCGGACGGGCCTATGCTCGGCACCTTTAAGCTCGGAGAGGTCATCAAAGTCAAATAGGACCACCATCCTTCATGGAAAACCAGGTCATCTTCTACCCGGGTATGGACATCGACCCGGATGACTTCAACAATGCTCAGGGTTACGTCCGTCAGACCTTCGACGACCTGGTCGGTGATGCGGTCTCGGCGGCCCAGAAGTTCGCCGGCTTCTCGGTTTCGAGGACTTCCACGACCGCCGTCACCGTCGGTCCGGGCCGACTCTACTCGGCCGGACAGATGTTCGCCCAGACGGCCGTCACGAACCAGGACTTCCTGACGACCCTGCCGGTCGCGGGCCAGAAGATCGTCTCGGTCCTCGTCATCGGCTCCTCCCAGCAGTCCAACGTCACCGAGCGCGAGTTCCTGATCAACCAGGACACCGGCGCCTCCCAGCCCCAGGCGGTCGCGCTGACCTCCTCGCGCATCGCCAACGTGTCCTTCGCGCCCGGATCCGAGACGTCGACCGCCGTCGCCCCGGTGATCCAGGCCGGCTACACCAAGATCGCCGACATCCTGCTCACCACGACGGGCGTCGCCGCGATCACGATGTACGCGCCGAACGCGCTGCAGTCGAACGATCAGCTCGACACCCGCGTCTCGGCCCTCGAAACCTTCGAGGCCCAGATCGCCCCCGAGGTGACGACCATCGCATCCGGCCTCGCGGCCCTCGCCAACAAGCTCACCAACACGACGAGCCAGGCGACCATCACCCAGATGCTGCTCGCCATCGGCACGCTCGACGCCAAGGTCGGGATCCCGACGACGTCGGCCGCGAGCTCCTGCGACTACCTGCTCGACGGCACGAACTCCGATCTCGCGAACCCGCTGTCGGCCTGCATCGTGTCCGAGGGCGTCCGCTTCCCCTGGGACAACTTCGACAAGTCGGTCCTGAACCTCTTCAACCCGTTCGAGACGCTCGGCAGCGTCAAGGGTGGCGTGCTGCTGCCGTCCTACACGCGCTACCTGCGCCAGTCGACCGGCCCGAAGACGAACACGATCTCGGCCAACAGCTACACCTACAACGCCGTCAACTACACGCTGCAGACCACGACCTCGACCCGCACCCGCTTCGGGACGGCGTTCACGGTCTGCTCGAACTCGGCCTTCTGGTCCTCGGGCAACTACGACCCGCTGACCTCCATCTTCACGCTGCCCGACGGCGAGACCTACAAGGTCGGCGTCGACGTCAACGCCACGCTCGCCCAGCAGAACGCGGCCGGCATCGACAACACCCACCTCTACGTCCGCCTCCAGGAATACTGGACCGACACCGTGTCGTCGAACTACTGGGACGCCGTCGTTCAGGCGCCGCAGACGATCAACGGCTTCCACATGTTCGAGTCGGTCCTGATCGGTCAGGACCAGTGGATCGATGCCGTCGGTGTCACCTTCGGCTCCCTCGACAGCCAGGGCGACGTCACGCTCGTCATCACCCAGGCGAACGAGAACGCGACGCCCGAGCCGAGCCTCGTGCTCGCCACCGTCACGATCCCGTATGCCAACCTCAAGGCCGGCGCCGAGAACGTGTTCTTGCTGACGACCCCGGTGATGCTGACCTCGGGCCAGCGCGTCTCCTACGGCGTCGTCACGACGGGCGCCCACCAGATCGCCACGACCGACGGGGTGAACTTCCCCCAGGGCACGTTCTTCGCGCTGAGCCCCAGCGGCTTCGCGGCCGGCGACCTCACCAAGCACCTGTGCCTGAACTTCTACGGCACGAAGTTCACCAACTCGACGGTCTCGATCCAGCTGTCGAACCTGCAGCTCGCGGGCGGCATCACCGCCATCGACATCCAGGCTCCGACGATCTGCGCGGACAGCTGCACGATCGTCTACGAGATCCAGCTGTCGGGCGTGTGGGTCCCGCTGAACTCGAACACCGTCAGCCAGCTGAACGCGGGCGGCTCCATGCCGCCCCTCGTGCCGCTGCGGGCCACCTTCACCGGAACGCCCGACATGATGCCGGCGCTGGGCCTCACGAACTCGATCGTGACGGTGTCGCGCCCGCTGAAGAGCCTCGCGCATGTGTGGCCGAAGCTGCCGCGCACGCCCACGGTGTCGACCTCCACGGTCGGCGTCATCGAGCGCTACGAGAGCTTCAATGCCGCCTACCACTCGGCCGGCATCAAGCTGCTCACGGGCGCCGGCTACACGACCCAGACGGCCCCTTCGAGCATGACCACGACGACGACCGCCGATGGCGGGGTCGAGGTCACGTACCTGTTCAACCTCGGCGCGGCCATCAGCTCCTGGAAGGTGCTGACGCTCGCGACCACCACGTCCGCGCTCATCCCCTTCCATGTGGCGTGGATCAAGGACTACTGCCTGTGATCAAGCGCAATACCGCGGCGACCCGTCTCGCCGCAACGATGAACCTCGGCAAGCCGGTGCCGGCGATCGACCTCACCGGCTACACGGACGTGGTCATCCTCCTGACCGTGACCATCGCCGGTCACGAGTTCAGGCGCGGATCGACCCATACGGTCGACACGCCGACGCTGGAGGCCCTCAAGGCGGCCGGCGCGATCCAGGTCTGAAGGGGGGTGCCAGCCTATGGCGACGACCGTCCTTCCGCCTGACCTCGACATCTCCGCGTCCGAACCCCTGACGAAGGCCGTGCTCGACGCGGCCTTCACCTACATCATCAAGCGCTTCCTCGTGCTCGAAAGCTTCACGCCGGAGTGGCAGCAGGCCGTCGACACGCTGAACGACGTGGGCCTCAACCGGATCAACTCCGCCCTGACGCCCGTCTTCGAGGCCTACTCGGAGATCGCCAGCCTCGGGGCGATCTTCGCCGCGACATCGAGCTCGACGCTGCCGATCGCGGTCGGATCGCAGACCTTCATCATCGATGCTCCGCTGCGCAACCAGTTCGCCCCCGCGCGCTGGATGTCCGCGATCACCACCGACGCCAAGGCCTCGATGGCCGGCCTCGTCACTTCCTACGACCGCGCATCGGGCGCGCTCGTCATCGACATCGTCGAGACCTACGGCACGGGATCCTTCCCGGCCTGGCAGCTGTCGCCGAGCTCGCCTCCGCTGCTCGCCGCCGCGGTGGTCGATGGCGGGGTTTTCGATGCCGGCTCGGCCGAGGCTGACAGCGTCCCCTTCATCTACGCCGGAGTGACCGCCGTTACGGCCGAGTCCGACGGTGGCACCTTCTGACAGGCGTCATGACCAACCAGACCATCCAGATCAAGCGTCGCAACTCGGGCTCGCCCGGCGCGCCGGCCTCCCTCGCCTCGGGTGAGATGGCCTGGAACGCCGTCGACTCGATCCTCTACTTCGGCAACGGCGACAACGGCTCGGGCATCGCGACCTCGATCACCAAGATCGCCGGCCCCGGCGCCTACGTCCTCGCCTCGCTGCTCGGCGTCGCCTCCGGTGTCGCGACACTCGATAGCTCGGGCAAGCTGCCCGCCGCCCAGCTGCCGGCTTCCATCACGGGCGCCATGGTGTTCCAGGGCACCTGGAACGCCGCCACCAACGCGCCCCAGATCCTGTCGGGCACGGGCACCAAGGGCTATTTCTACAAGGTCTCGGTTGCCGGCATCGCGACCAACACCACGACCTCGGCCGCCGCATCTTCCGCCGCCACCTCCATCTCGGTGGCCTCGGCCAGCGGCATCGCGGTCGGCAACCTCGTCACCGGCTCGGGCATCGCGGCCGGCACCACGGTCAGCGCCATCAACGGTACCGCGATCACGCTGTCGACCGCCACCACGGCGGCCGTCTCGAGCGGCGCCGCGCTGACCTTCTCCTCGTACCTCGACGGCGTGTCGGGCAGCCAGTTCCAGGTCGGCGACATCGTCACCTTCGACGGCTCCGCCTGGGACAAGATCGATGGTCCTCAGGAGGCCGTGACGACCGTCGCGGGCCGCATCGGCGCCGTGGTCCTGACCTCGGCCGACCTCACCGACGCCTCGGCTATCGGCCGCTCGCTGCTGCAGTCGGTGTCGATCGCCGCCGCCCGCGGCGCGCTCAAGATCGACGCCCGCACGGCCATCAACGACACGGCATACACGCATCTGTCGACGGACTACAACGCCCAGTACACGGCGATCACCGCGCCCCGCGTGATCACGCTGGTCGCCGCGGCGTCCATGACGGCCGGCGCCGAGGTCCAGATCGGCGACAGCTCGGGCAATTGCTCGGGCACCAACACCATCACCGTGGCCGTCAGCGGTTCCGACCTCATCAACGGCGCCACGACCTACGTCATCTCGTCCGCCTTCGGCCAGGTCTGCCTGATGAGCGATGGCACCTCGAAGTGGACCGTCATCTGCCAGACGGCCTCGCTCGCGACCAACGTCAACGGCGGCACCTACTGAGGCCCCAATGACCCTGATCCAGATGCGCCGCTCGAAGACGAGCGGTTCCGCACCCCCGAGCGTCGCCGACGGCGAACTGGTCCTGAACCAGGCCGACTCGATCCTCTACACCCCTGACGCGGCCGGCGGCATCGTCGCCACGCTGCTCAAGGGCATCGCCTACCTCGCCTCGCCGATCTTCACGGGCAACCCGAAGGCGCCGACGCAGGCGGCACACGACAACTCCACGAACATCGCCACGACCGCCTATGCGGACGGTGCGGCAGGTGCGGCGCTGACGACGGCGGAAGGCTACACCGATACGTCGGTGGCCAATCTGAAGTCGGCCCTCGCGACGCGCAAGGCGGTGGCCGACGCCGCCTACTCCATTCTGACGACCGACCGCACCGTGGCGGTCACGAGCCTCACGGCGTCCCGCGTGCTGACGCTGCCTTCGGCGGCCACCTTCCCGACGGGCGTGCAGCTCACGATCGTCGACGAGAGCGGCGCCTGTTCGGCTTCGAAGACGATCACGGTGGCCCGCGCGGGCTCCGACACGATCAACGGCAACGCGAGCTACGTGCTCGGCGCAGCCCGCGCCTATCTCGCGCTCGAAAGCAACGGCTCTTCGGCCTGGACGCTGGTCGATGCTTCCATCATCGACGCCTCCAACCTTGGATCGAACGCGCCCGCGATGAACGGTTCGGCTGCGGCCGGCACGTCGCCCCAGGCGGCGCACGCCGACCACGTCCATCCGGTCGACACCAGCCGACAGGCGGCTCTCGGATTTCCGCCCGTCCAGCAAGGCACCGGCGTCGGCCAGTCGTCCAACGCCGTGAAGCTCGGCTGGAGCGGTTCCGCCCTCAAGTACACGATCGACTCGTCCGACATGGGCAACCTGTGGGGCGACAACATCGGCACGAAGAGCCTGGCCGGCAACGGGTACCAGAGGCTGCCGAGCGGCCTCATCATCCAGTGGGGCTCCACAGGCTCCCTGTCCGGCTCCGGCGACGTGACGATCACGATGCCGATCTCATTTCCGAACGCAGCGCTCTCTCTTGTCGTAACCCCGGATGCCGCGCCGCCCAGCAACCAGGTTATCGCGTACACCACCTACAACTTTGGTGTATCGCAGTTCACGGTTGCTCCGCGCTACATCCAATACGCATCGGGATCCAGCTACGCGAACCAGAACGCACGATGGATCGCGATTGGATGGTGATAGAATGAAGTATATGATCCTCAGTAACGCCGGTCTGCCGTCGTTTTATTCCGAGGACATCCACGGCCCCCTCACGATCGACGGAGAACCTAATCCGGCTTACCCGGTCGGCGGAACCGAGATCAGCGACGATCAGTGGATGCTGTTTCTCGAAAAGCAGCCCAACATCAAGTGGGATGCGGCGAATGCGAGCTTCGTCGACTACTCCCCGGTGCCGCCGCCCGCGGCGGTGCCGGAGATGATCTCGGACCGCCAATTCTTCCAGCAGCTGGCACTTGAGGGCAAGATCACCCAGGACGAAGCGCTGGCCGCCGTTCAGACGGGGGTGCTTCCCGCCGCCATCGCCACCATCGTCGCCAAGCTGCCGACAACCCAACAGTTCGCTGCCAAGATGCTGCTCTGCGGGGCGACGACGTTCGAGCGATCGAGCGCCATCGTGCCGGTGCTCGCGCAGCTCTACGGCATGTCCTCGGCCGATCTCGACGCCCTCTGGACCGCGGCCACCGCGCTGTGAGCGACGAGCTCACCGTCGCTGTGGTGCAGCCGGTCCCCGCCGGCCTCCCGCCCGACAGCCACGTCCTCGCCGTGCTGATCGGGATCGACATCTTCGCCAACGCGCTCCTCGGCGGGCGCGCCTACCAGACCATCAGCTCGCGCATCGGCGAAAGCCTGAAGGCGGGAGGCTGGGCCACGCACCTGCCGTGGCCGGCCGTCTTCGCCAGGCACTGCCTCGCGTCCGATTACACCACGGAGGTGTGACATCGCCCAGCCCACCATCACCAACACGATCCAGACGCTCGAGATCGACAACATCGGCGGCGTCGTCGTCACGGCCGCGGTGAAGGACACCGACGGCAACTACGTCCGGGAGATCCGGATCGTCGGCAACGTCGACTCCAACTACCCCTCGGCCCCCGTCGTGTTCACGCTGCGGATCACGTCGCCCGTCCAGGCCAACGTGGCCGTGTCCACGCCCAACCTGACCTTCTGAGCCGTCCCATGGACGACTCCGTGACCGAGCGCCGCGCGCGCAGCTTGGCGATCGGCGACGACTGGGTGCTGCCCGTCACGCTCATCGGCGACGACGGCCAGGCTCTGTCCTTCTCGGGCCTGCTGATCGGGGCGACCTACTTCGCCCCGACGAGCGCCGCGGCCCCGACCGACCTCACCTCAACGACCACGATCGGCGCCGCCCCCGGCGCCGTGACCGTGCTCGTGCCCCACGCCATCACGAGCGGCATCGCCGGCATTCCGGCCGGCCGCCCGCAGCCTCTGGTCCACGTCCAGGTCTTCACGACCGACGCCGCCGGACTGAAGCGCACGCGCCGCGTGGTGCTGATCGCCCCCTTCGATCCGGCGACCGTCGCCCCGCCCGCGGGGGACGGCGACCCCGACTACCAGCCGGCCTGTGGCTGGGTCGGACGGGACATCCCCTGATCCACTGACATCGCCTCCGGTCGAACGCCGGAAGCCTCACCCAACCCCTTCGAGCCGCCCCACCCGGGCGGCTTTTTTTGTATCGGAGCATACAACCAGTGGTAGCCTCTTACCTCCACGGTATCGAAGTCCAGGAAGTGGCCGACGGCCTGCAGCCGATCACCACGGTCAAGTCCTCGGTCATCGGCCTGATCGGCACGGCGGACGACGCCGATCCCGACACCTTCCCCCTCAACACCCCGGTGCCGATCTTCGCCGACCCGCTGAAGGCGAACCTGCTCGGCAAGTCGGGCACGCTGCTCGACGCGGTCAACGCCATCTTCTCGCAGGGCTCGGCGGTGATCGTCGTGATCCGCGTGGCGTCGGGCGCGAGCGAGGCTCAGACCTGGTCGAACCTCGTCGGCACCCCGGTCGCCAAGACCGGCGTGTGGGCGTTCCTGAACTCCCGGTCGATCCTCAAGATCGTCCCGAAGATCCTGATCGCCCCGGGCTTCACCTCGGACCGGCCCACCAACGGCCTCGCCAACGTGAACGTGACCGCTGGCGGCACGCTCTACGACGCCACGACCAAGATCACCGTCGCGGCTCCCCCGGCTGGCGGCCGTACCGCGGTCGTGACCCCGACGATCGTCGGCGGCGCGCTGACGGGCGTGACCATCGTCGACCCCGGCTTCGGCTACACGGGCTCGGCCCCGGCCCTGACCATCACGGGCCCGGCCGGCGCCTCGGGCGCTGCCGCGACCGCCGTGCTCGGCTTCGTCGCCAACCCCGTGGGCGTGGCGCTCGCCTCCATCGTCGACCGCCTGCGGGCCGTCGCCTACGTGGACGGTCCCGGCACCAACTACACGGACGCCGTCACCTACCGCAACGACTTCGGCTCGCAGCGCGTGATGGTGATCGACCCGGGCGTGCTGCACTACGACACCGGGACCTCGGCCTACGTGTCGGTGCCGGCCTCGGCCTACGCCGCCGGCCTCCAGGCCAACGTCGACCGCACGAGCGGCTTCTGGTTCCCGTTCTCGAACAACGTGATCAACAACATCGGCGGCTCCTCGCGGCCGATCGACTGGTCGATCGACGACGAGAACTCCGAAGCCAACATCCTCAACTCGAACCAGGTCACGACCATCATCCACGATGATGGCTACCGGTTCTGGGGCCTGCGCGGCTGCGGTGACGACACGCTGTGGTCGCAGCTCTCGGTCCGCCGCACCGCGGACATGGTCTACGAGAGCCTCGAGGCGGCCATGCGCCCCCTCATGGACAAGCCCTTCAGCTTCTTCCTGCTGAACGACCTCGTCAACTCGGTCAACGCCTACCTGCAGACCCTGGTCGAGCGCGGCGCCCTGATCGGCGGCAAGGCCTGGATCGACGGCTCCTACAACACGCCCGCCACCCTGGCGGCTGGCGAGCTCTACGTGAGCTTCGACCTCGAGCCGGCCGCGTCCCTCGAGCACCTGATCTTCGTGGCGTCCCGGAACCCGAACTACTACGCGGGCTTCATCGAGACCTTCGCCACGACGGTCACCGGCAACTAATCGCCGGATCACCACCCGAAACCCCCCAATAAACCCGCACGACATTGAACGCCGGCTCCTCAACAGGGCCGGCGTCTTGCTGTGCGCGGCAGGAGCTTTCAATGGCAAATCTTCGCGACGCCCTCATTCTCAGGGACTTCACCGTCGCCATCAACTCGGTCGGCAAGGTGGGCGTGTGCCCGAGCCTGACGCTGCCCGAGATCAACCTCGAGATGGAGGACTTCCGCGGCGGCGGCATGGCCGGCACGGTCGAGCTGCCCATGGGCATCGACAAGCTCGACTTCACGTTCGATCTCTACTCCTGGGACCAGGATCTGTGGATCAACATCGGCTACGCCCAGGGCGCGATGAACGTGCCCTTCACCTTCGTCGGCTCGGCGATCCAGCCCGGCGGCACCGTCAAGGGCGCGGCCGAGAAGAAGATCAAGATCGACATGGTCGGCACGCTGAAGTCGATCAAGACCGACGCGATCACCCCCGGCAAGCAGGTCAAGCATGCCGTGATGGTGGCGGTCAACAAGTACACCCACACCATCGACGGCAACACCGTCATCGACCTCGACATCTACGCCAACACCTTCAAGGTGAACGGCACTGACGTGCTGTCGAGCTCCAACATCAACCTCGGCTCGATCATCTCCGTGACCGCGGCCGGCGTCACCACCACGACCGCCTGATCTCAAAGGCATTCCTGATCCCGTGATCAGACGCCCCGCTCACCCCTGAGCGGGGCTTTTCCATTTTCAAGTGAGGACAAGACCACCATGGCTACCGAATTCAAGCTCCAGTACCCGATCGAGCGCGAGGGCGCCCAGACGATCACCAGCCTGTCCATGCGCCGCGCCAAGGTGCGCGACATGCAGAAGTTCATGAAGATGCTCGACCAGGGCGATGCGTCGAAGGCGATGCAGGAGGTCCTCTCCGACCTGTGCAACGTGCAGCTCCACGTCATCCTCGACATGGACATCGAAGACTACGCGCCCATGATGGAGGCGTTCAACGATTTTTTGAAGCCGCTGAGGACGGACAAGGAGGACTGAGCGAAGAGCCAGTCCCGCTCCGTCAACAGATCGACGTCGCCTGGTACACGCTGATGGAGCGCTGGAAGACGCCCGAGTACATCGACAACCTCGACCTCGACGATCTCTTCAAGCACGCCACGATGGTGAAGTCGCTCTACGAGGAAGAGGCCAAGGCCCGGCAGCAGGCCGCGCCATCCGGATCCGGACGACGTGTGGTCTCCGCGGATGCTTTCATGTCCTGAGGAGGCTCGCACTTGAGCAATGGTAACGACCTCGAGATGGACCTGGTCTTCAAGGCCAATGCTGAGTCCGTCTCGCACACGATCAAGAACATCGAGAACGAGATGGCGCGCTTCCAGAAGCGCATCGACTCGTTCAAGGGTCTGGCCAAGATGTCGTTGGCCCCGAAGGATCTCGAGGAGTTCCGCCGGGTCAACAACCAGATCGTCAAGCAGGGCGCCGACGTCTTCAAGGGACTGAAGGCGCACCGCGACGAATACATCAAGATGCTCAAGAAGGGCGACCTTGAGAAGGCCTACGGCGGCCTCATCAAAAAGATGGAGGAGCTCGAGGAGAAGACCCGACGGTCGAAGAAGGGCATCCACAAATACTCGGACGACGAGAAGGACGTCATCCGCCGGTTCCAGGCTGCGACGACCGTGATGGTCAAGGCGCACCGCTTCCGGTCGAGCGCCCTCGAGTCAATCGCGACCCGCGAAGCCAAGGTGCGCGGGATCCAGCTGCGCCAGTCCGCGGCCGCGGCGCGCCGCCAGCGCGAGATCGAGGAAAGGGCGGACCGGGAAAGCGACCGACGCGAGCGCGCCAGGGAAGCCAAGCGCAGCCGGCGCTACCGCTACCTCACCAAGTTCGACCGCAACCGCGACTCCGAAGATCGCCTGCCGGGCGAGCGGAACTCCGAGTTCGTGCTGCGCCAGTACCGGCGCCGAAAGGCGCAGGATCGTCAGGCCGGCCGGCACGCGAACTACGACAGCCACATGAGGCAGTGGCGGACCATGGACCGCCAGGCAGGTCGGCACGCGAACTTCGACGGCCACGTCAAGGCGTGGCGCGGCGTGCAGCGCGACCAGGAGCGGGCGACGAACGGCATGTGGGCGGCCCTCAAGGGTCAGATCTCCATGCGCGACCGCTCGGCCCGCCAGGAAGCCGCCCAGCTGCGCGCCGAAGAGGTCGCGCGCAAGCGGTCCCTGCGCGAGCACATGGCGTTCCAGAAGAACAAGATGGCGGCCAACCGCCACGCGCTCGAGTCCGACCACGAATATGCGCTGCGCATGGAGCGTCGCCGCATCGGTCTGCGCCGCCAGCTGCACCGGGCCGGTCACGGCATCATGCACAACGGCCACCGCGCGGTGTCGTCGATGTCCCACCCCTTCCTGTCGTCGCCGGCCTTCCTGGCCGAGGCGTCGCTGGTGGGTGCGCTCGTCGGGCTGCGTGAGACGATCGAGAAGGCGTCGACCTACGACAAGGCCGTCACTGATCTCTCGATCCGCGGCAACATGAGCTATGCCGACGCGAGCCTCCGGGGCAACGCGGCCCAGCACCTCGCGCTGCGCTACGGCACCAGCGCCGAGCACCTCGTCAACATCGAGAAGGAGGCCCTGTCGCGCGGCATCCTGCCCGATCTCGCCAAAGAGATCGGCCCGATGGTGCTGAAGTACGCCGAGGCCACCGGCCAGAAGCCGGAGGAGGCCGCTGACCACGCCTCCGAGTTCGCCCAGCAGCTCCTGTCGATGCACAAGATCGACGGGATCGGTGGCGTCCACCAGGTGATGAACACGGCCGCGGCGCTGGGCAACCAGTTCGGTGGCTCCGAGAAGATGACCCAGGCCTTCGAGAACGGCCTGGCGGAACGCGGCGCGGCCCTCGGCCTCAACCCGAAGGACACGCTGACGCTCGCGGCGCTCATGAACTCCATGGGCGTGCGGTCGGGCCGGTACACGACGACCGCCATGGGCGAACTTGCCCAGGGCTCGCCGAAGTGGGCCGACCAGTACCAGCAGAAGCTGATGAGCGGCGGCAGCACGCCCCAGGACCGCCTGTTCCTGAGCGCCCCGCGGCTGCTCGGCTACGGCAACATCAAGTCCATGCAGGCGGATGCCGGCGGCAAGCACGGCATCGACGGGATCGTGAGCTTCCTCCAGAGCTTCGCCCGCATCGAGGACGAGAGCAAGCGCAACCAGCTGGAGGAGCAGCTCGGCCTCGGCGAGCAGCTGCGCGGCATCATCCAGGCCTTCCTGTCCTCGCCTGAGAAGCTCGATCGGGCCCGCGGCGTCGCCAACGGCGCCTGGGGCCAGCGGGACGGGGCCGGTGACTACCTCACCGAGGCCCAGAAGAAGCAGCGGCAGAGCCTGGAATACGCCACGGGCGTGATGGACTCGGCCTTCGAGTCGATCTCCATCGGCATCGAGAAGGGCGTCAAGGGCAAGGTCCTGCTGCCCTTCGTGAAGTCCTGGGAGAAGCTCGGGGATTGGTCGATCGACCACCTCCCCAAGATGGTCGACGGCATCATCGACGGCTTCGTGGCCGGCCTCGGCTACCGCAACTTCGCCGGCAAGGCCTCTGTCCAGGCCATGATCGACGACATCCAGGCCCAGTTCGGCCGGGTGGATTGGCGGTCGGTGGGTCGGGACATCGCGATCTTCATCAAGGGGGTCGGCGAAGGCTTCCGCACCGTGGCCTCCGACATTCGCTGGGTGTTCGACAAGCTGCGCGCGGTCACCGGCGCCTTCGGTGACGGTGGTCTCGAGACCCTCGGTCGCCTGACGGTCGAGATCGGGGCCTTCGCGCTCGCGCTGCACGCCTTCTCGCCCGTGATGGGCGTGATCTCGTCGGTCGTCGCGTCGTTCCGCCTGATGCGGGGCATCCTCACCGGGATGCGCACGCTGGCGTCCTTGTCGGGCGGCGGCGGCCTCGTGACCCTCGGCTCGACCCTCATGTCCGTCGCAAGCGGCCTCGGGGCGATCGCCGTGGCCATCGAAGGCCTCATGGCGGCGGGTGTCCTGCAGCACTTCACGATGCCGTGGGCGAACACCGACCACCCGATCGAGAAGTTCCTGTGGGGCACAAACCCCGATGGCACCTCGGCCCGGCCGGCTTGGGCCGGCGGCCCGTCCGGACCGTCGAGCACCACCCCGACGCTTCCGTCGGGCGCCCCGAACCCGACGGCACAGACTCCGTCGGACTATTGGGCGCGGAAAAACCGCTACCTGCACCCCTCGAGCTTCGAGGGCGGGGACGATCCGAACAACTGGCGCAACCTCCTGACCAAGGCGAGCTACGAGCCGTCCGACGCGGGCCAGGTCGCGCGCGGCGCCATGGTCGACACGGCCCGCGGCATCTCCGACGTCAAGGCCGAGATCGAGCAGACGAACGCGCTCCTCAAGAACGCCTTCCTGTCGGGCGGCGGTCTCGGCGGTAGCGGCGGCGGCTTCGGCGGTGGTGGTGGCGGATCCGGTGCCGGTGGCGGCACGGCCAACATGCGCTACGGCCACTCGGCGGCCGGCGGCTGGAACTCCACGCCCGGGACCGGCTCGTTCGGCAACCCGTCGAAGTCGCTCCTCGACTTCATCGCGCAGAGCGAAGGCACGCGGGGCTACAACACGAGCCTCGGCTTCGGAAAGTACCTGCCCGGCGGCAAGGAACAGAACCTCACGGGGATGTCCCTCAACCAGATCCTGGCTCTCGGCGACGGGATGCGCAGGATGCCGGGCAACCCGAACTCGTCCGCCCTCGGCCGCTACCAGATCACGGGCCAGACGATCCGGGACCTGATGAAGCGGATGGGGCTCAACGGCTCCGAGAAGTTCGACGAAAAGATGCAGGACGCCATGGCGTCCAAGCTGATCGCCGACGAGGGCCCGCGGGCGCTCGGTCGCTGGGCGTCGCTCAAGGGCGGCAAGATGGCGACGGCGCAGGGTCTGCTCCGATCGGGCCAGATCGCATCCATGCCGGACGCTCCGGGCGCACCCGGCGGCGGCGGCAACGCCGGCAAGGCGGTCGACATCGCCATGAACATGCAGGGGGCCGGCGAGCGCTCGGCGCAGACGATCCTGGGGGCCTACATGCACCCGGGCGAGTGGTGCGCCGACTTCGTCAACGGCACGCTCAAGCGAGCCGGCGTCACCGGCTCGGGCAGTGCCATGGCGTCATCCTTCTCGGGTTGGGGTCACCACGTCGGCCTCGGCCAGGTCCAGAAGGGCGACGTCATCGAGGAGCGGCACGGCAACCGCGTCGGGCACGTCGGTCTCGCGACCGGCAACGTCCAGCGTGACCGCGACGGCAACGTCACGGCCGTGCAGATGGTGTCCGGCAACTACGGCCACATGGTCAAGACGAACTGGGAGAAGGTCGGCATCATCGCCGATCTCCGCCGGTCGAACGAGGCCGTCACGGTCGCCGCCAAGAAGGTGACCGAGGCGACCAAGCCTGCGGCCATCGCGAAGAAGGTCCACCAGGGCATCAACCCGACCTCCGGGGCGGGTGATGGCGGCGGTGACGGCGGGATGAAACCCACCAACGTCAACGCTGGCGGGCATCACTTCGAGATGCACTTCCACCACCAGGTATCTGATCCCGATCAGCACGCCCGGGCCGTCCTGCGCCACATCGAGAACCACATCGATAACCGGGCGCACGACGTCGACTACAACACCGTCTGAGGACGGGGGGAGGGGGCAACCCCTCCCCACCAACCCCATCGCACAGGAGCAACATGGCCAACGCGCTGATGTCGCTCGGCGACATCCTGTTCTTTTCCCCGTTCCCCGGCCTCGACCAGATGGGCTTCGAGACCGTCAGCCGCGAGATGAGCGCCAACGTCGAGGCGCAGCCGCGCCTGGGCCGCGACGACGCGATCCAGTTCACCGGCATCGGCCCCGAGATCATCTCGATCCACGGCCGCGTGTTCCCCTACCAGTTCGGCGGCCTGTCCACCCTCGGGCAGATCCGGGAAGCGCTCCGCGCCGGCCAGCCGCTCGACCTCGTGCAGTTCACCAATACCTTCAGTGAGCAGAGCACGACCATCGACACGAGCCTCACCCAGACCTATGCGGGCTCCAAGGTCGGCAAGTATTTCATCAAGGACTTTAAGAAGCAGAACTCGCTATACACGCGGGACGTCGTCCCCATGAAGATCGACTTCACGCTGGATCTGGTCCTTTACGGAGACGATGCCTGATGGCGACGGTCATCATCACCAAGCGAGACGATCGTCTCGATAAGATCTGCTCCGCGGAATACGGCTCGGTCGCAAACCGAGAGGTCGAGCAGGTCATCGACGCCAACCCCGGACTCGAGAGACAGCCGATCCTCCTCCCCGAGGGGCTCGAGATCACCCTTCCCGACATCGACACCACGTCTTCCACGCCGATCGTGCAACAGATCAAGCTGTGGGGCTGAAGGCACCCTTCCATGAGCTTCACCACGTCGCTGGGGTACACGCCCCAGTACAAGATCAACCGCGGCGGGGTCGATGTTACCTCGCAATTCAATGACCGTGTGACGCTGATCAAGGTCACCTCGTACAACGGCGACGGCAACCTCGACAAGATCGACATCTCGCTCGACGACCGGGACTGGGCCATCGCGACGCCCACCACCGACGACGACGGCACCGCGTCGCTCGAGCTCTTCATGGGCTACGCCCAGTCCGGCCTCTACAGCCAGGGCAACTTCGCCATCAACACGATCTACCTCGAAGGCACGCCCAGGACCCTGCGCCTCGAAGGCACGTCCACCGGCTTCTCCTCGCCGCTGAAATCGCCGCTCATCACGAGCCATGACGGCAAGACGATCCAGGACATCGTGAGCGCCTTCGCCGGAATGGCGGGCCTGTCCGCGGTGGTAGACCCGGAGCTCGGCTCCAAGACCGTCGACTACCTGAACCAGTCCCAGTCGCCGCACCACATCCTGCAGGCGCTGGAGCGCACCTACAACGGCCTCGTAAAATACGGGGACGGCAAGCTCAGCTTCACCAAGCGCGGCTCGGGCGAGAATGCTTCGGGCTTGCTGTCAGGCGGCTTCACGCTGTCGCCCGAAGACTTCGGGTCCTGGTCGGTGAAGATTTCCCAGCGCACCGCCTATTCGGGCGTGAAGGCGCAGTGGTTCGACTCGGTCAACCAGACCACCAAGACGGAGGCCAACACCACGGCGGCCGGCGGCACCAGCCAGGCGCCGTTCCTGATCCGCAAGATGTTCCCGACGCAGGACGAGGCCAAGGCAGCGGCCGACTCGCAGATGCAGGCCTTCAACCGCGGCCTCATCACCGGCACCCTCACCCTGGCCAAGGGCGATCCGTCGATCCACGGCGGCGCGCCCTTCACCATCACGGGCATGAAGGCCGAGATGAACGGCGCCTACATCGCCAACACCGTGACCCACACGTTCTCGAAGCAGGGCGGCATCTCGACCACGATCGAGTTCTCGCTGTCGGGAGATCAGACGAACTTCGAGGCCGCGGTCGGCGACCAGGCCAACCCCGACAGCCTCGGCTACAACGACCCCGAGAACGTCGGAACCGGCAACACCCCGGTCACTCCCAGAAGCCCAACGGCGGGCGGAGCCGGCAGCGCTTGACGTGCGCATTGCACAAATGCAAAAGTGAGCAAATGACCCATACCCTCTTCAATGCAAAGGCGCCCAAGATCGTTGGCGACCTGATGCACGACCTCGGCCTCACCCTCAACCAGGCTTGCGGGATCCTCGGCAACATCGGGCGCGAATGCGCGGGATTCACCCTCCTGCAAGAGCAAAGCCCCACGGCCGGCGTCGGCGGCTATGGCTGGTGCCAGTGGACCGGGCCGCGCCGCCGGGCGTTTTTCGCCTTCTGCGCGTCGAAGCACCTGTCCGTGAACTCGGATGCCGGCAACTACGCCTACCTCCTTCACGAGCTCCAGACGACCGAAGCCGGCGCCATCACGGCGCTCAAGCGCGCGACCGATCTCACGAGCTGCGTCGCCGCCTTCGAGCGCGCGTTCGAGCGCGCGGGTGTGCCGGCGATCGCAGACCGCGTCACCTGGGCGAAGATCGCCCTCGACGCCTTCACCAAGCAACACATCACCGCCTGAGGAGCCGTCGTGACCTTCAAGGCACGGCCAGCTGCCGTGAAGAAGCCGTTCGTCCTCAGCGCCGACCAGTGGATCCACAACGTCCTGGCCTATGATGGCGACGTGGTCATGCTGACCGACGAGGAGGCCAAGTACGCTCTCCTTGCCTATCGGCTGTCGCCCTATGGGGGCTCTGCCAGCGGCGGGTCCAGCCCCGCACCCAGCAACGGCTCCGGCTCGGGCGCGAGCCCCGCGCCGAGCGTCGTCCCTCACGTCAACTTCCTCATGGATGTCGGTCAGGACGTCGATGATGCTGCGGCCATGTCGGTGCTGATCGAGCTGCACAAGCAGGGCAAGATCGTCCTCCAGTCCGTCACGGCGACGCCGACCACTGGTCATGCGCCGTCCGTCGCACGCGCCATGCTGGACTACGCAGGGCTGCAGGCCATCCCTGTGGCGGCTCGCAAGGGCAGCGACATCGGCCAAGCGGATTACATGAACGCCGGCATGGCCTCGTTCTACGGCTACGGCGCCGTGAATGCGGACTATCCCGATCCTGTGCCGGTGTTGCGGACCGCCCTCGCGGCGGCGCCGGACGGCTCCGCGATCATCTGCGTCACCGGCCCGATGCCGGACCTCTACGACCTGCTGCAGTCCCAGGCCGACTCCATCGACACGCGCTCCGGGAAGGACCTCGTCAAGGCCAAGTGCCAGCGGGTCACTTTCCAGGACGGCGGCAACTACGACGCCACCGCAGCGACCGTGGTTCAGAGCTACGACTTCAACTGGAGCTACGACCCGACCTGCGTCAACCCGGTGTTCCAGGCACTGCAGGCCATGTCGATGACGGTCTGGTGCGCGGAGGGGCGCTGGGGTCAGAACGATGCCTTCTCGGGGCCGCTCCTGTCGTCGGCCGCGGCCAGCAATCCGCTCAAGAAGGCCTTCGACCTCTATCAGCAGAACAACGGCGCCTCGATCCAGGACTCCACCACGCGCCGCACGCGCGCGAGTTGGGATGTCGCGGCAGCTCTGTCGGTGATCGGGCTTGCCGATCGCTACACCCTGGCAGCCGGCTTCATGTCGTTCGATCAGCCGAACAACAACACGTCGACGTGGACGAGGGATCCGACCGGAAACTTCAACTACCTGGTGCCGGCTAAGGCCGTTCCCGACATCATCGCCGACATGGAGGTGTTCTACGACGCCTATGATCAAGGCCCGACGACCCCGGCCGCCCCGATCGTGACGATCACAGAAGCGGTGCAGGGCTCGGTGGTGGTGTCCATCGTGCCGCAGTTCTTCGTGGCCTGGACTTACAGCATCGACAACGGCGCGACATGGACGGCAGTGCCGGCCAATGGCACGCTGACGACCTTGTCGCCCGCGACGGCCTACACCTTCAAGGTGCAGGGAACCCGGTACGGCCTGACGAGCCCGACGACGATCTCGTCCTACACCACGAAGGCCGCCGTGAGGCCGACCAGCATCGCGGCCGTCCCTGGCGTGGTCCGCTTCTTCGACTTCACCCACAAGAGCAAGATCGCGCCGACCAGCGTCAGCGACACCGTGCGCCTGACATCTGTCGCCGACGAGATCGGATCGGGCAACAGCGCGGCGCCTGACGGGACGCAGGGACCGGTCTTCGTGGCCTCGAGCGTCTTCGGCTCTGGCCGCCCCGCGATCCGATCGGTGAACGGCGATGTGAACAGCGGTGCCGTCGGGACCTACGCCCGAGTCTTTGGAGATCTACCGGAGCTCGCAGGCAAGGGCGACTACGCGGTCTTTGGGACCGTCACGATCAACAACGACCGCAACGACAACGGCCGCATCTTCTCCCTGGCGAACACCGGATCGCAGGACTGGAGCTCGGCCGGCTTCGCCTTCCAGGTCCCCTCGTCCGACCGCGCCTCCGTCAGCCTCTACGGCAACCACCTTTCGGGCGGCACCGCACCCCTGACGCACGACACCCCGATGCTCTTCGCGATCATCGTCACGGGTGGCTCTGCGCAGCTGTGGATCAACGGAGTCCCGATCGGCAGCCCTATCGCTCTCGGATCGCTTGGAAGCGCCACCCCGCGCTTCGGCCTGTTTCGCGAGGTGGACACCGACTCTGGCTGCATCTTCGGCGACGCCGCGGGTCTCGTGGTTCTGGACGTCTCGCCGACCACCCTCAGCCGCCAGTACGTCGAGGGCAAGCTCGCCTGGGCGGCCACCGGCGACGGCTCGCTGCTGCCGGCCAACCACCCCAACAAGTCCGCGGCCCCGTGATCGTCTGATCGCACCCACCGCGTCACCGTCTCGGCGGAGAAAGCCACCCTCCGCCGAGACCACTTTCAAACCCCAGAGGCCCCATGACCAACCTCAAGGGCTGGCGGACGCGCATCGTGTCCGCCGCCTTCTTCATCCTCGGCGTCGCCGGTTACTGCCAGGGCGTCGACATCAAGAGCTTCCTCGCCGACATCGGTCTCGGCGCCCACCAGGTCGAGGCCGTGATGATCGGCATGGCCATCGTAATGGCCGTGCTGCGCCAGATCACGGACTCGTCGGCCGGCAGCAAGACGCCAGCACCCCCCACGCCGGAGACGAAGCCGTGACCGACGTGAGCGCCGTGAACAGCGCCCTCACCTTCAACCCCGAGATCGGCTGGGAGCCGATCCTCACCTTCTCTATGATCCTCGTTGGCGCCTTCGGCAGCTGGATCACCCTCAAGACGCAGTTCGGGGAATCGATGAAGCGTCACGTCGACCTCGAGTCGAAGGTGACCGCCCTCGACGCCACCATCCAGGCCCACAAGCTGCACTCAGCCGACACCTTCGTGCGCCGGGACGATCTCGAGAAGATGGAGGAGCGGCTCTCCAAGCTCTTCGGCTCCGCCATCGAGTCCTTCGGCCAGCGCATGCTCCAGGTCGAGCACACGGTGCGCAACCTCGACACCAAGATCCTGACCATCGTGTCGCTCACGAACAAGCGGGGCGCCTCCGATGATTAAGTGGTTCTGGCGCCTCTACGTCGCCATTGCCCTCACGTTCGTCGCCTCCGGAACTTACGGCGGCCGGATCGAGCAGCAGCTGTTCCCGATCCGCTCCGAGCAGAGCATCGCCAACGTCGAGCGCACCGAAAGCCCACACGAGCTGTGCTGGGACTGGGTGTCGGTGAAGAACCGCGCCGCCGTCTCGCCGCACATCGACGTCCAGGTCGAGACGCGCAGCGACAGCTGGTCGTCGTCGGTGACCGAGAAGGGCACGCAGCTGCCCTGGGCCCTGTCCCGCGCCGTCGGCGTCGGCGGGCACACGCAGAGCTACTGCACGCTGCTGCCCTCGACGGTGGGCCCGCATGATGCCGTGACGGTCCACCAGCGGCTGCTCTACAACGGCTTCCTCGGCGCCTGGAGCGTTCCGGTCGACGTGCCGGATGTGGTGAGCCCGGGAACCGAATAGCAGGTCCCGGCGTTTGCACGTATGCGCGCTTGCATTCGTGCAAACGCGATGATACAGCATCGGGGGAAAGGACACCCCGCATGCTCAAGAAGCTCCTCGCCTCGACAGCCCTGGCCATCGCCCTGGCCGCATCCGTGACCATCATCGTCGCCGCCGACAAGGCCCTGTCCCACGACGGCCTGTCGACGATGCATACGGAGCTGCTGAACCCCACCGTGCGCGTGACCGCCGTCATGCAGTCGGGCGTGGCCCGGGGCTCGGGCACCGTCGTCCACAGCGGCGAGGATGGCGTCTACATCCTGACCAACCACCACGTCGTCGACGGCCTCCTCAAGGAGCACGTCGACGGCCAGCCCGCGGTGCAGGTGCAGATCGAGAACTGGGCTTTCCTGCCCGGCCGCGACACGGCCCTCCCGATCGCGACCCGGGCCACCATCGCCTCCGACGACGAGGCCGACGACTTGACGCTGCTGCGCGTGTCCGATCCCGAGTTCCGGGCGGAGCGGGTGGCGAACGTCATCTCCCCCGCTGACCACGTCGAGATGGGTGAGCCCGTCTTCGCGGTCGGCGGGGGCCTCGGGGATCGGCCGTTCGTGACGAATGGCCTCGTGTCCCTGACCAACATCTTCGGGCACGGCGGCCTCGATGGCCACACGCTGATCTCGGCCCCGATCATCTCGGGCAACTCGGGCGGCGGCGCCTACGTGCTGCGCGCCGGCACCTACGAGTTCATCGGCGTGCCCTCGGCGCTCGAGGTCGCGCATGACAACCCGATCACCCACATGGGCCTCGTGATCCCGATGCGCGTCGTGCGCCCGTTCCTCGTGCAGGCCGGTCTCCACGAATACGCCGATCATCGCTCGGGTCACAGCGCCCGCGCGCTGATGGCGGCTGTGCTCTGATGCCGATCGCACCGCTCTCGAACGAAGAACGCCAGCGCCGCGTCGCGCTGGTGGACGGCTTCCTGCGCGACGGCTACGGCCCGCTGCGCGTGCTCGTCGGCAAGGGGTCCGCCACGGAGCAGGCCGACAAGGCCGACGGCAAGGCGTCCGGCACCTACGCCCGCTGGGTGCGCGACGAAGAGCGTCGCCGCCGGCAGGGCCGGGACTGGATGCTGCCGAACTGGTCCCTCTACATCCACGACAGTGACGAGCAGCTCGTCACCATGCCGCCCGCGACCTCAGGGGTCGACTGGGTGAAGCCGATCACCGAAGAGGTGGTCGTTGAGGAGGTTCCCGAGAACCTCGACGCCCGCGCCCAGCATCTGCGCGCGGAGATCGTCGCGCTGGTCACGTCTTCCGACTACCCCCTCATCAATCCCCACTGCATCGTGGTCGACACCACGATGAAGCGGCGCTTCAACAAGGCGTCCGGCGACTACGAGCGCCGGCCCTCGACGCCGCGCACCTGGCTCAGCGAAACCCCCGTGGTCGCGCCGGTCCTCGAGGCCGCCGGCCGCCGTTTCCTGTTCACCGCGGCCCAGAACGACGGGCAGCTGAACGAGCCCTTCTGGAACAACCTCAAGGCCTATGCGGCGCATGTCGGCGCCGAGATCGTCGTCGGCCCGCTGACCTACGAGACCGCGTGGTGGTCGGAGTCGAACACCTCCGCCCGGGACTACCCGAGCGAGCTCGTCCCGCACCTGTGCTTCGGCCAGATGGCGATCGGCCGCGACTTCATCTTCGCGGGCGAGATGAACACGATCGTCACCGCCTCGAGCCCGGTGTCGGACCTCGTCACCTACAGCCGCAACCGCTGGGCCGTGTTCCCGGCGGCCAAGCGGCAGCTCAAAAGCGTGCCCTCGACCGATCCGAGCGTCCAGTCCCACCAGGTCATGACGACCGGCATGGTGACGAGGCCGAAGATCATCCCGCGCAAGGCCGGCGTCAAAAGCCTGTTCCACCAGGTCCAGGGCGCCACCATCGTCGAGTTCGACGCCCGCGGCCGCATCTTCGCCCGCCAGATCACGGCGACCGAGGACGGCAGCTTCTACGACCTCGACAAGCGGGTGGAGGGCGGCCGGGTGACGGCGGGCCACCGCGCCCGGGCGATCGTCTACGGCGACGTCCACCTGCGCAAGCTCGACGGCCTGAACAGCCTCGGCACCTTCGGCTTCGCGCCCTACCTGTCGGCCCGCAACCGCGGCTCGCTGACCGATGTCCTGCGGCCCGAGCACAAGGTCGTCCACGACATCTTCGACAACGAGACCCGCAACCACCACAACGCGGGCGACCCCGGTCACGCCCTCGAGATGGTGCTGCGCAAGCGCGACAGCGTCATGGACGAGATCGGGGACGTCGCCGAGTTCCTGCACCGGCTCGACGCCAGCCCCGGCCGGGTGATCGTGGTCGAGTCGAACCACGACATCGGCCTCGACCGCTGGGTCAGGGAAGGGCGCTACCGCGGCGACGGGCAGAACATGCGCGTTGGACTCGCGCTCGACCAGGAGATGCTCGACCATCGCGAGGCTGTGGCCCGCGCGCTCGATGCCGGCCTGCCGCCGCCGAAGTTCTCGCTGCTGCGCCGCGCCATCGAGCTCACGGTCCCCAAGGCCATCGAGGCTGTCGAGTGGGCCCACGACGGCGCGAGCCGCCTCATCGACGGCATCGAGTGCGGCCACCACGGCTTCCGGGGCGGCAACGGCGCCAAGGGCACTGTGCAGGGCTTCGCCCGCATGGGGCGGCGGATGACCATCGGCGACAAGCACAGCCCCGAGATCAACGAGGG